GGTTATCGCGTTAGCTAATGACCGCTGATTATTTCCCGCAACATCCATTAGATAATCATTGTTTTCTAGCGCCTGCTTTGCGAATCCAGCCTCTTTTTTCCAGTTCAGGCCATAGGTGTTAATATCTTCGAAATTAGTCTCTACAGACTGAATGGCTTGTATATAGCCTGCTAGCTCTTTCTTCTCTGCGTTGTTAGTCATTTTAATTACCTGTTAGTTAGTCCGCAATATCCGGGGTTTTCTTCAACAATTCCGACACCTTCTGCTTGCTGTTGACCAAGCGATTTAGCGCCACTATTTCCACATTGCCACATCATGCAGTCAGAGCCTATGCAGAGGCTTGAATCTGGTGATACAGCCCTACCATCTGGTTTATTGCAGTACACATCTCTGTCCATGCCTTGATGAAACCTTGTTATCGGACACCATTTAGTCTTAGCTTCTTCTTCAGTCATCACTCAGTCCCTCTTACTTTCACATCTAGAAGAGCAGTGTCTGGTAAAAATGATGCCTTGTACCAGTGCATTTCAATACCCTTGGCCTCCAAAAGGTACTCTGCCTTAGCAGATCCTTCCATGTAAGCAAAAGGGAGTGAGATTACAAATATAAATAGTACAAACATAAAAAACACACTAATACCAAAAGCAGCCATAGTTATAAAATCTTTCATATCCCGAACTCCTGTTTCATCTCTAAATAATCACCTGTCTTGTTATTGATTCCAGCTCTTTTTAGCTGTCGTTTACTAACCTGCATTAGTCGTTTTAATGATAAGCCGTTAAATAATACTGTTCCTGCACTATCGACACCACCAGCACCGATATTATGGACACCTTGGCCTAGCAAATGGCCTAACTGCTCGTTTAAAATATGTAATTGCATGTCGGTCATTTTATACCTGCCTATATTGCTTGATCTGGTTTAAGAAATGCGGGAACGTAATAATGGCTATCGTCAGTAACGTGCTTATTACATACCTCACAATATTTGATATTGTCCTGCTTGGCTTCGAATAGATGCTGACTAGCTAAGGTCGTCATTATTTCTTCATCCTGTTCAAGCTGTTCATCGGTTCGGTCATCATCTTGAAGGTCGTAGTATTTGTTGTTGTTTGCAGTCATTACCACTTCCTCGGATTAACAAAAACAGGTTTTCCGAATGATTTTTTAACAGCCTTGAAGATTGATTTTTTAATGTCATTCCCAAACCTGCGATAAAACTTGTAATGTTTTTTCATCATTCCCAACCCTGCCTATTTAATCGGTTGCCGTTCTGGTCAAAGCGCATTTTAGAGTCTTCAATAAACTTGTTATAAGCAGGCCATTCGATGTCGTATGAATCGATAATGTCACATGCTACCCATACAAATAAAATAGCCATGATAATTAACACGCATTTGAAGCAGATTATTTGTTTATATTCCTTCATGGTGATTCCTTGCCCCAGAAGGGGCTTTGGTTAACCAATAGCTATCATTTCGCGCTCGTCTATAAACCGATACCACGAATCCATAGTCATTTCTACATCGGGCGAATCAACTTCAATACTACGACTTAAAGATTCTGCATTTCTAGCCTTTTCTTTATCATTAGAAATATGCAATTCATAGCAATCTTTTTTCTGATGAATACTGTAATACATTTTGCCGCTCATCTTCTTATCCCTGCCTTTGTTTTAGTGTGAATTAACTATATACCCTGATAATTGACTTGTCAAGGACTATGCCGTATTTATTTAGATAATTGTTCTTGCTTTTTGCGGCTGAAAGCGTATAGTTAAGCTACAAACTACTTAAAAGGTGCTCCATGACAACTAAAACAACGCGCTATCAACAAGCTTTAAACCTTATGGCTGAACTACATCTAAAGCCTTCTGAGATCGACAGAGACACAGACGGAGCGATTCCGGCTGATTGGGTTCGTGATATGAAAAACTATAATTCTGGTAAGAAGTATCATGACAGGCTCGATGCTTTAGTTGATTACTTACTTGACGAAAAAGACCTTAAAGACAAAAGGATGGCGAAAAATGACAAAACGGCAGAGAATTAAAATGCGGTCACGGAAATATAACAATATGCGCCCTCATATTTTTGATAAAGCGCTTGCTGCAAATCCTTATATGCTGGTCGGAATACCTATTCCTGATCATTGTGAATTGAAGGAAGCAAAGAAATGAAAATCACTCTTAACCTATCAGACAAAACAGCAAAGCAAGGCTATATCCATCATAAGGAATTGCTTAAGGATTCTGACATCACCCCATCACTGAGAGAGATTTGCCTAGCTTATTGTGATGATTACGAAAGCAATCTAGAACTAGAAGCGCCTGAGCTAGTTGGTGAGTTTCCAGAATTGGAGAAAGATCATGATTGAAATTACAGAAGAAGAGATGAGCGACTTTGAAAAATTTAGTAAGTGTTTTTCTAAAGAACCTGAAAGTATAGCTAAAAAACTCATAGCCAATTACCGCGCTAGTAAAATGATGGAAGAAAAGTATACATCTATCTGCGATGAGCTTTACGGAAAAAATCTGCATGTAGTTGGCTGGCACTTAAACGGAGATCATGAGCCTATGGACGCCTTCTTTGAGGATTGCGATTGGTTGCCTGAACCACCTACCAGTAAGGGAGAGAGTGAATGAGCAAGTTAGACGAATTAATAAATACACCAATGAGTACTTTCACAGCGTTGTTTACAGAATCATTATTGTTGATTGTTGCAATATGGTTATTCTCAGACGGTGAAACAGTGGCGGGTATATTGTCTTTAGTCCTAATAGAATTAAGGCATTTTAGACATGTCTATCATGTAAATACAATTAAGGACAACCAATGAATAAAAATAAAATGGCTAGTTTCTTTGCAGGGCTATGGGTATTTACTTTTGTGGTATTACCTTGTATCGCTATTTATTGTTTAGAGAGGTTCTTCCAATGAATAAAACAGAAGACAACGCACTGAATAAACGGCTTGCTGAGTTGCTTGGGTGGAAGTGGCAAGGCTATACCCTAGAAGAAACTAGCTACGATGAAATACTTATGGATGAGTACGAAACACCAAAAAAATATTTCACCCCCACAACCGACAAAGCTCAGGCGATGGAGTTGTTGATTGAGTATGAATTAGCCCTAGAGTTCGTAAAAGGTGCTGCTAAAGGCAAGCAGTGTCAATGCTGGAATCCTGCGTCATTTACAGGCAGAGTTTGTGCCGACACCCATATGGAAGCTATCGTTCGTGCAGTTATTAAAATGTTGGAGAGCAAGTAGATGAGATCACATGAATTAGCCAATCTTCTGTTAGGCATAGAAGACAAAGAAATAAAAGGAAGTTTTGATATATCTACAAACGAAGAAGATTCGCACCACAGAGTATTTTGTTATTTTGAAGCAATTAATGATATAGACGCGCCCGAAATAATACTGCTATTTATTGATTGCGTTAAAAACCATTAACCCACTGGTAAGGATGAGAGATGAGCATTGAAATTATAATTGTTATTTCTGACAAAGAGAATATTGGAGACATTCAGGCTGTTGGTACAAAAGACTTAAATGAGCATTTTTTACCTAAAGCCGGTATTAAAGCTGATCATGTATCTATTGTAGAGCACGTTAAACGCGAGGCCAGCCATGACTGATGAATTGAAGGCGTGTCCGTTTTGTGGTGATACTCCTAAATGGGGAATGATAGATCATCACTACTATGTTAAATGTATGAATAATTCATGTGGTGTTCAGCCTAGAAATATCGGTAAATTTAAAAAAATATCGAAAGATGAAGCATTTAATGACTGGAACATCCGCCCAAGTACATCTAAAGGAGGTGATTTGTGAGTGAACCAAATATAGATCAAATACTATCAATTGAGAAAATGATTGATGATTCTATCGCTCATGGAAATAACCATATCACCGTTACTTTCACAGAAGACAAAGAGATTTTGATTTATGAATCTAATTTAAAAGATGAAGCTGTCCATATCATCAAGCAGCAACCATTCTTTTAACCAACACTAACTAACGGGGTTTATTATGAGCGCATGTGAGAAATGTTGGAGAGATGCTGGCGGTGACCCAGACAGATACCATGAATTATTAAATCAGCGGAAAGACAGTCCTTGTACACCAGAAGAACAGGCAGGCGGTAAAGATGCTGAATTTTGCTATCACTGCCATAGAAGAACGATTCATTTGTACACAAAGAAATGTACAAACTCTAACTGCATACAATTCAGTAAAAGAACATAACTAATTATATAAGGTGAAGAATGATGGATAGAGAAAGAGAAGCACAACTTATGTCAGAAAGTGCGGCTAGATTATTTCAACTTATTGAGGTGAAAGCACCAGAAATCATTATCGAGAACCAAAGGCAATCGCTTTTCAGAAGAATGATTTGTTTTCCTGTTAATGCTGATGGGCTTAACTCCGCCAAAAACTTGAACTCTGAGATGGATAAAGACAGAGAAAATTTCTTACATGAGCATGGATTTTATAAAGATGTTGATGACCCCACCCAAGGCGAAGGAGTAGAAGGATGACCGACTTAGAGCAGATTAAATGGATTATTGGTATATGGTTTGCATTATGGGTTGTTTTTAAGCTGTGAATAAAAACCCTACCCCGAATAAACGGAAGTAGGGTATAATATTTTTATCGGTGACCTTGCAGGGTCGTCAGAAGTATTTAAGTTAGCGGGTAATACGATTCCAACTTGTCGATAAGACAATTATAAATCAAACCCTCAATAGTTCAACTATTAAAGCGATTACTTGAATACTTTTCTCTCTGCTGTCGTCGATTCGTCACCAGACGGTTATATTCGGGCATTTTTCGGCCTACTGGCAGATAGGAAGCATAAAACCAGCGCTTAGACCGGCGTACATGATGTTAAACAGCGTTTTGTGGACACTAGAGGGGCTTGACCGGCATTCAGGATGATAAAAGGTTGCTGATAAGTGGTTTTATGGTTTTTACAGTATTTAATTAATATTGGTTAAAGGATTAACCAGCGGATAGGGGATTATCTATTGAGGTGTCCCTTACGGTCTAATGATAACTATGGGGTTAATATAATGGCAGATGAAAAGATAATACAGATAACAGAAGAACAGGGTTATATAACAGCTTTGACAAATCAAGGCCGCATCTTCATTTCTAATGGGAAATCAGCAAATTTAAATCTAACTTGGAATGAAGTTGTCTTGCCACCCCTAAACAAGCCTAAACCACGCGCTCAGGCTAAAGAATCGGCTTATAGCGAGGATTTTATTGATTTCTGGTCTTTCTACCCAAAAGGGCATGGTGGAAGCAAGAAAGAGGCGTATAGGCAATACAAAGAAAGGGTGTTGGAAGGCTTCAGGATAGACGGGAAAGATGCGCCTGTGCATGAACAGATTATGAAAGGCGTTATCAAATATGCCGGTTATATCAAAGCCACAGGTCAGCATGTTAAACACCCTGCCACCTTCTTAGGCCGAGATAAGCACTATCTAAACGACTACACCATCCCTGAAAGCGCTAAACGCCATAACCGGGTAAAGCAGGAATGGGAGAAGATACCGGAAAACGAGCACTTAATCTTTGATTGGGCTAAGAAACACAGCTTTAAAGTAAACGGTCAGGACTCAATATTCGACACAAAACGAAAGATTCAGGCGCAAATCAAACAGCGCATAGAACAAGAGCTTAACTAACGAGGAGTTAATAAGATGGCATATTTTGCAAACGGTTCAGAAGGCGATTATTTGGATGCTCAATGTTGTGAGTGCGTTTTACCAGATGACGCGCCTTGTCCGATATTATTCATGCAGATGACATACAACTATGAGCAATTTGATAATCATGGTGAAAGAACGAAGATAAGCGACGTTATGAATTGCTTGGTAAATTACAAAGGAGTTTGTCAGATGAAGCCTTTACTTGATAAATTGAAAGTATTAAGGAGCGTATAAAATGTTAAGCGGGTTAAAGCATAAAATTAAATGGGATACAAAAATAGGCTGGCTGTACAGATCGATTATTACATATTTTGGATTAAAGTTTCTGACACTAGGACGGAGGTTATTGAAAAGAAGTCTTGGAAGATGCTCATGGTGTGGCGCTAATTGCGGATTTGATTCGACTATCAGCAAAAAAGGAATGAGATGTGATTCACCGAATAAAAAATGCACCGATAAGCCAGATGTGTAAATGAAACGAGAACTTAACTAACGAGGTGAGATATGAATATTTATTTAATAACTCAAGATAAAAACTATGATTATGATACTTATGATTCCGCTGTAGTGGCTGCCAATTCAGAAGAAGAAGCGAGAATGATTCATCCTGACGGCAGAGATGAATGGAACGGGGAGAGTGAAACTTACTCATCTTGGTGTGATTCTATGTATGTTGAAGTTGATTTTATCGGAACAACCAGCGTTCGCGAAAAGGGTGTAATTTGCTCATCATTTAATGCTGGATAATTAACCCAAATCAAACAACGAATAGAGGAAAGACAATGATTAAATATAATGATCGTTTTGAATTTGAAAGAGATAAGTATCAATGGATATTAACCGAGAACGTCAAAGCAAAGACAAAGAACGGTGATGATAAGGCCAAGCAAGAAAAATCGTTTCACGGTACGCTCAGGCAGGTTATAGGCGCGATTTGTGACCGAGAAGCGGGTAACTGTGAGTCACTGGAAGAAATTATCGAATTATTACACGATAAAGAGCTGGCTATGGAGTCTACAGCAGAAGCATTAATCGATTAACCCCACATTGAATAGGAGAGGGTGAAATGAGTGAAGAAATAGAAATCTACTACAAGCGTAAAGCTAAAGATCATGTGAACATGCTTTTTGATAAACGGTTTTTAAATAATGATTTAAGCCGTGAATCTATCGATTGGCTTGAAGATTATATGGCTTTTATTTTCCAATCCGATGCAAAACTAACAGAGAAATCAACTTTATTACTGGCTAGTTTAAGAGATATGGATTAACCAACCATAAGAAAGGTGATGAAAACCAAATTTACCGTTCGTCAGATAGTTAAGTGATTGAAATAGTTGGTATGATTTTTCTAATATACGCGATTTAGTGGTGATTTGAGTCTATGAAAATAGCAGTCAAGAATTTTTTTAACAACGCTACGAATGCGTTTCAGCCTATAAAAATAGGGTTTTTTGATCGTTTTGCAAAGTTTAGCAAAGTCCATTTGATATAATATAACTGTAATCAAGAGATTACGTTCTTTTACAAACAGGAGAAATAAAATGAAATTCGAACAGTATGATTTGGCTGTTACTGAGAGTCACGATGACGCGGTGGTCTACGAGATAGATAAAGTTATAGGCGGATTTGCAGAGCTAAGTTTCAACTCTGGTTACAATCGATTAGCCGGTGGCTTAATGCCTCTCAGTACATTAATGAAGCCAAACAAAAAGCAGTTAGAAAATAACGGAATGCTTTAAATAATAACAACTAGCGGCCTTCGGGTCGCTTTTTATTAATCATAAATAAAACTCTATGAATTAGGCTGATTAGTATGGGTAATATCTATTTGATAAGTGCAATAGAAAAAACTAATAAACCATAAAAAACTTTGTTTTCACATAATTAAATTTATAAATTAAAGTAGTTAAAAAAGAGAGGTTTAAAAGTGGAATACAACGAATTTATAAATACAAAGAAGCATCTTAGCGGTAATTTTGGATTTGAACCGTCATTTATGCCGGATATGGCTTTCGACTTTCAACAGCATATTATTGAAAAAGCTGTTATTAAGGGTCGTATGGGTATATTTGCCGATACTGGACTAGGCAAGACGTTGATATCTTTGTCGGTTGCTCAGAATGTTGTTATGAAAACAAACGGCAAAGTGCTAATACTGACTCCTTTGGCTGTGGCGTTTCAATTTATCGCCGAGGCTAATAAAATTGGTATTGACGATATTGAATATTCAAAGGACGGCAACCACACCAAAAAAATAGTGATTTGTAATTATGAGCGATTACATTTATTTGATAGTAACGATTTTGAGGGCGTTGTTCTTGATGAGTCTAGCATTTTAAAGAATTTCAAAGGCGCTATAAAAAATCAAATTACGTCATTTGTTAAAAAGATTAAATACCGATTTTTAACTACGGCAACACCATCACCTAATGATTTTATTGAATTGGGTACAAGCTCCGAGGCTTTAGGATATATGGGCTATATGGACATGCTAGGCAAGTTTTTTAAATCAAATCAGAACTCGGTAGATTCAAATAATAGAAATATTGGCGAAAAGTTTTATCTAAAGCCACACGCGGAGCATTCATTTTTTGAATGGGTTAATACTTGGTCGATGATGATTAAAAAACCCAGTGATATCGGGTTTAGTGACGATCGGTACTTGCTGCCTAATTTGATTAAGAATACACATTCTGTAGAAAATAGAAGTTTGTTAGAGCATGATGGTCAGGTGGCTTTATTTAAGAAAGAAGCCAAGACAATGACAGAGGTTAGGCACGAACAAAAACAAACACAGGAAGAAAGGTGCGAAAAGGCTGTGTCAATTGCTGGAGATCAAACGTCTGTTTATTGGTGTAATACAAATGCAGAAAGCTCGTACTTGAAGAACATGGATAAAAACGCGGTCGAGATTATTGGAAGCCAGTCAATAGAAAAAAAGGAAGAAATATTGAAGTCTTTTGCTAGTGGCGAAATTAAAAGGATTATCACTAAAGCAAAGATGACCGGAATGGGCTTAAACTGGCAACATTGTAATCATTCGGTGTTTTTCCCGACTTGGAGCTATGAGCAGTATTATCAGGCTATTCGTAGGTTTTGGCGTTTTGGTCAGAAAAGAGATGTTACGGTTGACTTGGTTATATCTGACGGCCAAACCAGAGTTATTCAGGCGTTAGAAGAAAAAACAGAGAAAGCAAAAAAGCTTTATGAGAATTTAGTTAATAATGTAAATCTCGATTATCAAGATATTACAAACGAAAGAACATACGAAATAGTTAAGCCGGGTTTTTAGGAGATAATAAAAATGAATGAAGTAAAAGACCAATTAATAACAGATCGATTCGCCATTTATAATGATGATTGCTTCAATGTGATTACTGAGTTAGATGATGAGTCGGTTGATTTGACGGTGTACTCGCCACCATTCGCAGGGCTTTATAATTACAGTTCAGACCCTCGTGATATGAGTAATTGTGAAAGCAAAGAACAGTTTTTAGAACAATATGAATATCTGGTTAAAGAACTAGCAAGGGTGACTAAAAAAGGCCGTATTAATGCAGTTCACTGTACAGATGTTTTCGATAATACTTGTCGCTTATGGGATTTTCCGCACGAAATAATAAAATTACACGAAAAATACGGGTTTGAATATCGTAATCGTATCACCATATGGAAAGAGCCATTAAAGGTTCGTATGCGAACTATGGTTCAATCATTAATGCATAAATTCATAGTTGAAGATTCGACAAGATGCTTTACGGCTATGCCTGACTATATGCTGATATTTACAAAGAAAGGCGAAAATGAAGTGCCGGTAACTCATGAGTTTGGTATCAATCATTATGCTGGTGAAATTCCCATACTACCTAATATTTTAAGGGCATTTAATAATGCCAACAAAACAGACCACGACGAGGACAGTTTGTGGAAACATCTCAACTCGGTAAATGAGGATAACGGGATAACAAAACTTAATCATTATATCTGGCAGCGATACGCGAGCTCGGTTTGGGATGATATTAGAATCGACAATGTTTTGCCATTCCGTGAAGCAAGAGAAGAGGACGACGAAAAGCATGTGCATCCTCTGCAGTTGGATGTCATTGAGCGAATTATAGAATTATATAGCAATCCTAATGAGGTTGTTTTAACGCCATTCATGGGAGTTGGTTCCGAGGTTTACGGTGCTTTAAGTCGTGGTCGCAAAGGAATTGGTATTGAATTAAAAACAAGTTATTTTAAACAAGCAATTAGAAACATTGACGCGGTTAAAGTTATTGAACCAGATCAAGCAGACTTATTTTAAAAGAGGGTATTAAAATGGATAACGACAGCTTAAACGAATTATGTAAACGACTTGAAAAGTTCAGGGATGACCGAGACTGGGACCAATTCCACACGCCTAAAAACTTGATAATGGCAATTAATGGCGAGGCCGGGGAGCTGGCATCTAAGGTTCAATGGATAAGTAACTCTAATATTTTTATGGATAGAAATATTAGGTTCAGTGAACTACCCGCAGAAATGGCAGATATCTTTATATACCTTGTTAATCTAGCCAACACGCTTGAAATTGATTTGATTGAAGCGGCTAATTTAAAGATAGATGACAATGAAACTAGATATCCTGTTGATATATACAAAGGAATTTCGGACAAAGCGCCAAAATAATGAAAGGTTCTTACGATTATAAATTCCGTGATTTCTGGCGCAATCGGTTTATGAATGAAGATTGGAGCATAGAAGAAATAGAAAACAAGATCGGCTTTAAGGTGTCTTATCACCTAATACCTGACTGGATGAGAAACGAAAAGGCCAAGATTGAAAAGGAAATTGCTGAACTTAAGCGTAAGCAAAAAATAGAGAATGACAGATATTTAAAACGCTATCGCAAAGAATACGCGGCCTTCCAGAAACAGAGAGATAAAGACCGCGCACCATTAAAGCCTAAACATGCCGAAAAGGTTAAAGAAATGTCTAAACCGTTCAAGAAAGCGAATGCTTTAAGCAGGACAAAGAAGATTAAGCAAAACCAGAATGCTGGCGAACGCTGGCTATCATCTAGGAGTATTGACCATGAATCTAGCACCCTGTAGCCGTACCAGCGACCCCCTAAGCTCTAAACTAGCCGACAAGGAAATAACCCTTAACGGCACACGAGAAAAGCAGATTAAGCAGGCTTATGAAGCTGTGGTAAAACATAGATGCTGCACGAGTCGCGAATTATCAGAGCTGACCGGAATCGATAGACATGTTTTGGCAAGGCGTTTACCGGAATGCGTGCAGGTCGTTAAAAGCGGTATGCGTAAATGTATTTATTCAAATCGACTATGCGTGACTTGGGATTTTAGGTGATGAGATGACTAGACGAAAAGTACCAACCAAAGAAGAAATTGAGCTTATGATCAATTCCAAAGAAACAGCTGAGGAATGTTCAAAAAAAGTCGGCTTCATCCCTGCAACGGTTCGTAAATATCGACGGCTTCACGGTTATAGCATTAATCACTATGGTGATAAGGAGCATAAGCCTGATGTTCAGCTTATGAAAACCGACATGACCAGACCTGTTGATAGTTTTTTATATGGAGGCAAATTTTGAATATAAAATGCACATGTGGAAAATTACTTGATCGTAATGATATGGGTGTAAGCGCTCACCTGTCAGGCAAAGACCATCCAGAGCTTAAGTTTCCATCTGGCAAGGTTAAACCAAAAGCGCTTAAAAAAGCCCGATACGCTCTAATGTATAAAGCGCTTCTAAAAACGACAGGTTTGAAATAATGCCGGGCACGTTAATACCAGATGAAGATAAAGAGCTTATTTATTGTCTGTTTGAAGAAAGAGCAAAGACTGTTGCTGAATTTAAAGAGGTATCAGAAAAGCAGGAGAAGCTAAAAAAAGCACTGAAAGCCTTAAGCAATACTGGAATTGGTGAAAAGTTTGAAAGAAGCGGCCATTCTATCGGCAGACTATACAAGCAGTATTTGAATAGATAGTAATTATGGCAAGGCTGGAAGTTGCAACTTTTGGCGCATGGGTAGACGGTCGGTGGAGCGCATAAACGACAGCCACATGATATTGAAGTAGGGGTTCGATTCCCTTATCTTGCCGCCAATTATGGAATGAAGCTGGATAGGCTAAACATCAAGCAATAAAGCACTCGATAAGCCGCAAGATGGGCAGAGTGGCCTCGAACATAAGGCACGATGTATTCAGTGGATTTCCACCTATTAAGAGGAAGTGAGATGGATAAATTTTATTTAGTGTTTTGTGGATTAATGGTGTTATTTTTACCTCATTTATCACATGAAAGTGTATCTACTATGACGCAAATATCACTTCAGTTTTTATTTGTATTTATTGGCTGGGCTGCATTTAAAACTTTTACAGAATGACAACCGCTGAACAAATGGTAAAAATGGCAGCTAACGGAGATCGTCAAAAAGCCAATTACTGGTTTAGAAATATCCGTAAACGTCATGGTAAGGCGCATTGTGATAAGTTACTGAAAGAGATTAAGGCATTAAAGAATGGAAAAACAAGTGATAGTCGTTAATACCGTGACAGCTAAGAAACGAGCCTTAAGCGCTGTTCAGGGGCTTATGCGTGATCATATAT